GGATCTTGGGGTGGTACAGTTGCTGGTAATCCAACAACCACACTACAAAATGGTATTACAGATACAGCAACAACAGGTATTATACTAGTAGATGCATCACAGTTTCCAACTGCAGGAACAAACTTTTTACAAATAGATAGTGAAGAAATTTCTTATACAGGTATTGCAGCAACAGGAGAACTTACAGGTGTAACTAGAGAGGTGGGCGGAACTACAAAAGCAGCTCACAGTGCAGGTGCAACAATTACTAGTACAACTACTTTTGTTGGTTGGGGTGAAGCTGCATCTGGAGACTTAGTATTAGAACCAGGTATGTGGTCACTAGATAACTTTGGTGACAAAGCTATTTGTTTAATACACGATAGCGCAGTATTTTCTTGGGACTCTAGTTTAACAAATGCTACAGATACAAGAGCTACAATTATAACTGGTGCACCAACTGCATCAAGACACATGGTTGTATCAACACCTGATAGACACTTAGTATTTT